GGCTTCGGGCGATCAATTGATGGTGATGTGTAATGCTGTGGGATCCAGGACTGCATCGCTAACGGTGGCCTGTTCAAATGGTGAGTATCATGTATTCGCCGTCACGCCGAGCGGAAGCGGTGAACATGAGTTCGTTTCCATTCTCACCGGAAACGGAATCGGAACGACTCTACAGGGGAGAACCTGCACCCATTGGTATGCCTACTCGGGCAACAATGATGCAGAAGTCACAAGTTCGGTTATGCTCCTAAACGGTTCAGGCATCCCCGTAGGATCTCTCGGGTTTACCAACTCCGGCGGTTCAACGGCTTGCACCTATGCACCAAGCGGCGGAGTTCCGATCCATCTCAACTCTCGCGCGGTGTTTAGGACGGATGGCTAATGGCCAAAGCAAGCAAAGCGGCGAAAGCCCGAGTTAGGAGATCGAATGCCGGAGAGAAGGCTTCAATTCGGAAATCTGCTCGCCTTCTTGCCGATTTTGACCTCATCACTCAGAAGCGATATGAAGCAATAGTCCGAACGACGGAGCAAAGGCGGTGATCCGTCTGTCTAAATACGGCTCTTTCATCATCTCAACCGGAGAGATCCCCGCTTCATCCGATGGCGCGAAACTGTTTCCTGTCTTTTCTTCGGGGGACAAATGCACCGAGATCCAATACGTTCAGTATTACGGGGGGGATAGTGGCGAATATGCTCAACTGATCTTGATCCCTCCCACCGTTGTGATCAACGGCACGACCGGAACGGCTGATCATCCTGGCTCAATAGCGATCTGTTCCCGTCAATATTTAGCTGGAGGGAACGCCACCGTCGGCCAACCCGATACTATGTCTTCTGATAACGGGGGTCGTGGGCCACCTTTGTTCCATCCGTTCATCGTCCCCCCCGGTTATCAGATCGCTGTTATGCAAGACACCGCAAATACAGCCGCATGGGTCGTGACCATTGGGGGCTTTGAGGTCGATGCCTAAGCGCAAGCCGGATGAAACAATAGTTCACCGAATCGAGTTCCAAGATTCTGAACGTGAATTACTCTCGAGCCTAACCGCCGCCTATGCGTTCAACCGGATCGCGTCCCCAGTCGTGAAACTGCTGAACGATGTGACCGGAACCGTCACCTTCCTGGCCCTACTCGGTGCTTCTGGATTATTGGCCGGGGTTGCATTCACTTTCGTTTATGATCCCGAGGCTATCACGGATCCAATCGAGCAGTTCATGGGGCAACTCCAGGAAGCGAAAGACCGCGCTGAGTTAGTGGGTGAAGCCGCTAAACGCGGCCCCCTATGGGGCTTGATTGATCTGATTGAAATGGCGACAGGAACAAACCTGCCCGACTTCGGGGGCGGCTTTGAGAACCCGACCTCACCAGCTGCACAAAACCCCGATTATAACGACCCGTCCGATCTTTACATGGGCGTGGGGGAGATCACCTATACATCACCCGCAGACGTTTGGGGCGGTGGCCTGGGATCCGGTTCATTGAGCATTTAGATTACGTGCGACCGATCAACTCATGCCGAAAACCGGCAGGGCGAACAAAACAGTCAGTGTCTTGAATAGACCGTATTTGATCGAACGTTTCACATGCAAACTCGATTTTACAGAACCGACATGAAAACTTGAGATCGACTCCGGTCATACGAGACCCCTCATTTCATCATCAAACTTCGTAGGATCCCCCGAGGACTCGGTTCGGAGCCTCTCAAGATTATCCGAGATCACTTTGGCCTTGACGAAGCCATCCTTGAAACCGAGTCTGCGGTCATCCCTTCGCTTGATCCCCGTCACCTTTCGATTTCGCTTCTTCTGCTCTTTCTCAATGGTGTGCAACGGGCGGTATGATGGGTATTCAAGAATTGAAGTCGGGCGCGGTCTGCCTCGGTTCCCCGGTCGTCGATCAAGATTGATCTGAATACGGTGGGCGCACTTCCGGCATACCCGATCTAATTTCTCGGTATGATCTCCGACTCTCCAAATCCACCAGAAACTACACCGGGGGCATTTGTAAAGCCCCTGTCTCATTTTACCACCTCCGAACGCGCCTCTCGAGCCAGGATTGGAGGGGTATAAAACGCCGTTTTTAGCCCGTTTAGAAGGGTCGATTTCAGAATTAACATTTCAATGCGGATTTTATACCTCATATTGGTGGGCCTCCCTGTGCATCTCAAAGAGGATATTTTGAAGCCTTCTTGACTCCGCTTCGGTGGGGTTGTCGGGGTCTTTGAAAACCCACAATCGAATGTCCGCAATCAGATTAGGCCCTTCATGCGGATAGTCGTCGTTCAAAGCATTCACCAGGAACGAAGCGATCACCTCCCTCACCTTCTTTTTCATCGTGCGCTTATCCATCAAGCCCACCTCTCAAGCGTAGTCTGTTCACGCATGGCTTTTCTGAGGCCGGTGCTGATCTCTATGGGTATGACTGATCGCTTCTGAACCGAGTGCCGGTCATGTCCCCCGGCTTTCATGTTCTTAGGCTGAAACTGAACATCATCATCAACGATGATGTGAGGGAAATTACCCCATAGGCAATATGGCCCGATCACCTGCCTCGGTTCCCCGAGAATAGGCTTCAACCACTTCCTGGCCCCGGCAACGTTCTCAATGACCCAGTATCGCGGCTCCAGCTGCTCAATCATCAATATTGAACGCTGTATAAGCGTCAAACCTCCCATCGGGGTGTATTGCCTCCCCTCACGCTCGGCAACGGCTTGAGGGGCGTTATATGCCCTGCTAAACTCCCTGCATGGAGGCGATGACCATACCAAGTCTACAGAAGGTCGGGCAGGTTCGCCGAGGTGAGGCCAAAGCCCCCGACGACGGAGCGAGTTCAACCGGCTGTCTTTGCTGAGATCCGCTTGAATCGTGTGGGGCGTTTCATCGACTACGGATTGAAGCAACTCAAACCTGTTCACGTTATCACCGGCCTCAACGAAGGCTTCACTCGCGCCCCCATACCCGGAGAACAGATCAACGACCTCAAACTCACTCATCCGCTTCACCTTCTGAATCGTAATCAATATGATATTCGGGCAGGTGCTTGATGCGCTTCTCCATCATGCCCCGGATTATAGCGGAGATATTAGAGAGGGCCTTATTTGCCCTCTCCCGCGCTACTGTAGCCCTTCGGCCAGTCCCAACCACGCCTCGCCTCATCCGCTCATGGTAAATCTCTCTCAGCCGTTCATCCGTTAGGATCAACTTCAACAATTCATATTCAGCCTGTTTCACATTTCGGAACCTGTCCTCATCCGCCATGATGCTTCATACCCGGCTCACGTCTTGAATGATTCCCTACTATTCAACTGGGCCACTGCTGTTATTGGCTCCCTACAGTTCAACGGGGTGGGGTGAGTCTGAGAGGGGAGGGATCCCCCCTACCCCTTCGTTTNTTNNNCANCTGGAAACAAACCGCCGAATGGGGTTGATCGTCAAATGATTAAGTGTAGTGACTAACCTGGGCGGGTTGGGTGGAGGGCGAAGCGAGAGGATTAAGTCCGGGTTGGGTTCCGTTGGAGTCGGATTGAAGCCGCATGGTGTGGATAGAAGGACTTTTGATCGTCGGTTTCACTCTCACAATCTCAATTCAACTGCTCGCTCTACGATCAACTCACGCCATGCTTCACCAGCTGCTTGAAGCCCTCGATACTCGACTGGCTGAAGCGATACAGGCGGTTCTTTCTGATCTCCCCCTTGGCGATCTCCCCGAACCCCCTAACCCCCTCGCTCAATTTGTTCTCGGACTACTCCAGGATCAGATTGGGAACAACTCTCGAGGGCTTTCCGGTGATCTGCCGCGAGATTTACAGGGTCGATTTGAGAATGTAATCGAAGTTAGCGGGGATCAATCATAAGTCGCCGTGATCCGGGGCTTGAATGAGTCCGATGGCGAAGAAAGGAAAGAAAAGACGACGTTCACCCAAAATGATCAGTGTCTTGAACGTCTTAGAATCATTGACGTATGCGACTATCCTAACTGAAGGTGTAGCAGGGACTTCAGTTTTCGGACTCCTAACCGGGGGAACGGATCTTCAACAATCCTCCGTCTATGACGCTGGCCTCAACGTCACGACTTCAGCATGGACGGGCGGCGCGGCTCTTTCACTGGGAGACATAGCCACCGAGCCAGGACAGGCAATTCAGATCATGCAGACTAATTTTATGAATAATTGGCGTGGTATGGCCCTCTCCAGCTTTTTCACTTCTCTAACTTTCAAGTTCGGTCGCCGACTTTTGAGGCAACCAATCAATAATATCAACCGCAACATAATGAAGCCGTTGGGTATGGGAATCAAGGTTTGATTTAGATGGCGAATGTTCAGTCATACGGTCAATTGATCTCACGCACCGGGGCGGTCATCCCTGTTTTCAACTCGGCGACCACCGAGGCCACCGAGGACAATGTTCAGACCGATTCAAATTATGTAGGATCGGCCCAGGATGTCGGGACTTATGGAGATCAACTCGGCAGATTCATTGTGTCGCGCGGAGGCTGGCTCGCAGAAACCGACACCTCATACAATTACATCCGATCAGCCGGGATCATCAAGGCCGCGCTTCCGATGGGATCCGGCAAGGATGGCGGTTGCTCTCCGATCCCGGCCCCCCTTCCCTATCCGGTTGAATTGGCTTCGGGCGATCAATTGATGGTGATGTGTAATGCTGTGGGATCCAGGACTGCATCGCTAACGGTGGCCTGTTCA